TTAAAAAAAAGCTTGACAATGTAAAATAGGTATGGTATAATAAATAATATAAGGGGGTGTAAAAAAATGGGCGTGCTAATATGCCTTGTATGTATGTTATCAATATTTGAAATAGTGTTTATCGCATTTTCTATTGTAACATATACCCAATATAAATTAAAGGGAGGCAAACGAAATTTTTGGCAGTACATAAAGCAATTATAAAAAAGGAGATAATAAAAATGGACTTAATTATTAAAGCATTAGACACAATCAAAAAAGAACTTGCAGAAAACGATGTTATCAGAATTGCTATAACAAACGAAAAAACAGTTATACAAGTTAATCATTCCAAATTCTTCGGCTTATGCGAAAATTTTAAAGTGACATTTAATGATGAAGAATCAATTCATTTTTGCGGAGAATATGACGGAATTGAGATAGTAACTTGCATTTTAAAAACTAAGTAATATTAAAAAAAAAAGTGTTTTGCGGTATCACTTGAAAAACCGCATACATAAAGGAGATATAAAAAATGAAAACTATTAATGAATTAAAAATCGCTATTGAAAATGAAAGAGCAAACAGCGCATGGGGAAGAGCTGTTAAAATTTACGCCCTTGAATTATTGGAAGAATTAGAAGAGCAAGAGTCTAAAACAAATGAATTTAAACTGTCTGGCTCTCCTGCAGATAAAAAACTGTTGCTAAATGGTGCTTGCGATTGGTCAGAATATAGCTATGGCGGATGTTCTTTGATATATGACCACCATATAGCTGTAAGAGTGTGCACACCATCAGAATTTAAGCGATGTAAAGAAGGAGACCGCAACCCAAACCAGCGAGAAACATGGCTAGATGTGCAGTCAAGAGCATTATATCAGGCATGCAATATGATAATGAGATTGGCGAGGAGGAAACAACATAATGTGTAAAAGTGTATTACATCAATGTGCTATATGTGGGGCAATGCTAACAAGAGGTGCATATATTCAAGATGAATTATATTGTAAAGCGTGCGCCATAGACCATGTGAACCATATGAGCGATGAAGAATTATTAGATATTTTTGAATCTGAAGAAGATGAATTTAATGGTGTTGATATGCAAGAATATATCTGTACTTTATCGCTTGAAGATTTGGCATATAGTTTTTGCTGGGATTACTGGGAGGATGATTGATTGATTGAATGCGTATTATTTCCATTAAAAATTATATTTTATGTGCTGTTCTTTTGGTGTTTGTTACTCTATAAATTAGCAATGCTGAATAAATAGATAATAAGATGAATAAGTATTCATAGTATACTATCCTAAAAATGGTATACTATGATGCCTTATTGTATACCCCACCCCTATTGAGTATATATTAAAATCACACTATTACCCCCTTCTGCAACCGCTTAAAATTCTTAACAGTTTCATATTTGTAATATTTTGTAAATTACATAATCCGCAACCTAAAATAATTTTTAAGATTTTACTTAACGGCAAATTTAAAGTTTTCAAAGTACCGTCTGGTTTCTTTATAACTTATTATATCATATTTTATTTTAAAAGTCAAGGTTTTTTTGTAATATTTGTTGCAAAAAATTGATATAATATTATTAAGATATGAAATTAAATTAGTATAAGGGAGAATTAAATTGACGAATAATTTTAAAATAAAAGAAGATTTTGATTTGATAGTGCATAAAATGCCTAGAGAATTAGATGAAATGCACATTTATCCACTGGGTGATTTGCATAAAGACAGTGAAATATTTGATATTAAGTTATGGGAGAATTGGAAAAAGGTTGTATTTAATGATCCTTTAGCGTACATTGTTTTGGTAGGTGATATTTTTGATAACACACTAAAAAATAGCAAAGGCAATTCATATTCTAATACTGGTAGAACGTCAGAGAGCAAGAGATGGTTTGCAAATGAATTAAAGCCAATGAAAGACAGGATTTTGGCTGGAGTAGATGGAAACCACGAATATAGAAGCGTTCATTTATCAGATAATTCACCACTTGAAGATGTAATGTGCAAATTAGATGTAGAAAATGTATTTAGATATAATATGGCATTTATAAAAATTTCTCTTGGCGAAAAAAGTAAAGAAAGACAGTTCACCTATACTTTTGTTTTAGCACATGGTTGTAGTGATAGCAAATCAGAAAAATTTCAATATGCTATTGACGGAATGGATGTATTTATTACTGGACATACTCACCAACCAAAAATTACTTTTCCTGCTAAGTTTGTGATAGATCCATATAATAACAAGGTTACTAAATCTGGATTTACACATATAACCGTACCTAGTTTTCAGTATGATGGTGGGTACACTATTAAAAATATGTATATGCCACAAGATAATTCAAGAGTTCCATATATTATATTATCTGGAACAAATAAATATATTGAAACGAGGTGGATTTAATAATGGGAAACGATAAAAAAGTATATATAATAAACGCAAAAGATTATTCTATGGAACGTATAAAGGAAGAATTACACGATGAAGGTTATCAGTATAACTTTAATTTTGGAAGAGATGCTACAGCATTAAATTATAGTGATGAAGTTTGGATTTTTGGAGATTGTTCAAAGGAAACAGATTATGTTACAGCCGTAAATATTGGTAAAAGCATTTGGGTGATGGGTTAATGCTAATTGAAGATGTTGAAAGATATACTAATAATATACTCCCTAAAATTGAAGCTGAACTTTTAGACAAAACTAAAACTGATGTTGAAACATTAACGCTTTATAATTTATATGTAGACATTTTAAAATTGGTTGCTAAATATGATTTTAAGTCGTTTAATAAATATTTAGAGTTAGACGAAAATCATAATGATCCAACTAAAGCGTTTTATCATCATAGAAAAACACATTTAGACGAAGTTTTTACGTCATTTAATGATATGGAAATATATGATAAGTATGACGTTCTTTTAATTTCAATGCCACCTAGAGTTGGTAAAACTACATCTGGAATACGATTTTTATCTTGGATTATAGGTAAATATCCAGAAAATACACAGCTTGCAACATCATATTCTGATGCTATTACACGTTCTTTTTATGCTGGTGTAATAGAAATTGTAATGTCAGATAGATATAAAGATGTATTTCCAGATGCACCAGTTGTAAATCAAAATGCAAAAAATGAAGAGATTTGGCTAAAAGTTGTGAAAAGATATCCTAGTATTGCTTTTATTCCAATTGAAGCGTCAATGACTGGTCGTGGCGAAGCAAATAATTATCTATATTGTGATGATTTGGTTTCTGGTATAGAACAAGCGTTGAGTCCAATTAGACTTGAAAAACTTTGGAATTTATATACTACAAATGCTAAACAGAGAAAGAAAAATAATGCCAAAGAAATTCATATAGCTACAAGATGGTCGGTGCATGATCCAATTACGAAACTTTCTAATATGTATGCTAATAATAGTAGGGTTAAAATAATATCACTTCCTTGCTATGATGAAAACAAAAACAGTAATTTTAATTTTGATGGTGGATTTGACACAAAGTATTATAATGAAATACAATCTACTATGGAAGAACTGAACTTTAATGCGTTGTATATGTGCGAACCAATAGAGCGTGAAGGATTACTTTACAATAAAGATGAATTACAATACTATTTCTCACTTCCAGATGAAAAACCAGATACTATTATTTCTGTATGTGACAGTAAAAATATGGGTAAAGATTTTGTATGTTCACCTGTTGGGTATGTATATGATGATCTTATATATATTGAGGATGTTGTATTTAATAATGGATTACCAGAAATAACACGACCACTTGTGGCTAATACATGGGTAAAGCATAATGTAATTCGTGGTGATGTAGAAATGAATAATGGTGGAAACTATTACGCAGAAGATTTGAATAATTTGATTAAAGCAAAAAATGGAAAAACAAGTATAAGAACTTTCTTTACTGGAAATAATAAAAATACAAAAATAATTACTTTTGCGGACTATGTAAAAAAACATTTTGTGTTTAAAGACGCTTCTACTTACTCAAAAAATTCAGAATACGCACATTATATTGAATCACTACTAAGTTGGACACAAAAAGGTAATAATAAACATGACGATTCCCCAGATGCAACGGCAATGTTGGCACAACTTTGTCAAGAACTTTCGGGATGTTATATTAAAATTATAAATAGAAGGACACTTGGATTATAAGGAGAATATATATGATTTGTAAAGGAAGAGAAAAGATACTAACTGAATATAAAGGGAAAGATTTAATGGATTTGTCTATTTTAGCAGATGTTTTAAATTCTGCTTTAAAGTCACATTATTTTAATAAAATGCAAATTGAATATTTGGTTAATTATAAAAATGGTAGGCAAACAATTTTTGAAAAAGAAAAGTTAGTACGTTCTGAAGTAAATAATAAGCTTGTGGTAAATCACGCACAAATGATTACTCGCATGATAAATGGGTACTTTCTTGGAACACCAATACAATATATTCATAATGGAGATACTACAAAAAAGAAAGAAATAGACGAACTCAATAAATATGTTCAATATGAAGATAAAGCATCAACCGACAAAGATATTGGAGAATATCAAAGTATATGTGGAACAGCTTATAGAATAATCTATACTGATGGTTCTTTGGGTGATGATGTTCCCTTTGAAGATAAATGCCTAAATCCCGCCACAACTTTTATTGTATATGAAAATACTATTGCTGAAAAACCAGTGGTTGGTGTTACTTATTATGACGTGCTTGATTATGACAATAACAAAATAGCAATTAAAATGTATGCCTATACTGATTTTGGAGTATATACCATTTACACAGGTTCTTCTTTGGTTGTTGATGAAACATCTGAAATAACATTTGAGCCATATAATGTTGGTGGCATACCAATAATTGAGTACCCAAATAACATATGGAGATTGGGAGATTGGGAACTTTGTATTGGACTTATGGATGCAATAAATGCTTTGCAGAGTGGAAGATTAGACGATATAGACCAAATAGTACAATCTCTTATTGTTTTTATAAATGCAGATATAGACACTGACAAATATGCAGAAATGCGTGAAGCTGGTGTTGTAATGCTTAAAAATATGGGTAGTCAAACAACCAGTGTAAACACTATAACAAATTCGTTAGACCAAAATGGAATGAATTTATATTCAACTGAACTTGAAGGTTTGATATATGCAATGATTGGTATTCCAGATAGAAACAACCGTTCTGGAGGTGGTGGAGATACTGGAACAGCAGTAGAACTTCGAGATGGATGGGCAGATTTAGAAATAGTTGCACGAAATAAAGAACTTGTTTTTAAAAAATCTGAAAAGCAGACACTTAGAATTATTTTGAAAATTATGGAGAATAAGCTAGGCTTTACACTTTCTATGCTTGATATAGATATTAAGTTTAGCAGAAATAAGAATAATAATTTAATTGTAAAAACACAAGGATATATGAATTTATTGGCAACAAAAACTCTTACACCATCAGATTGTCTTACTATTGTAGATCTTGTTTCAGACGTGAACGAGTATATTTCAAGAGGTGAGAATTTTTGGGGAGAATTATTTGCTGGATTAAACGAAACAACTGTTTCAAAAAACGATAGTGTTGACAATAATGTAATTGATGCCATTGATGCATCTGAAATGGAGGATTAATTATGGTAGAAGTTTTATTTAATATTACAGATTCCCCAAAATATGTTTCAACTTTAACTGAACTTAGGCAAGGAGAAAATCTTTCAACCAAATTAAATTTAGTACTCAATGACGATAGCTTTATTGGATATAGTTATTTATTTATTTTTCAGTTAAATTCTGAAACACCAATTATAAGTGAAACTATTGCACCTATTGATAATATTATAAGTTATACTCTTACAAATACTTTAACTAAAGATATTGGTGTTTTAAAGGTAGAGATACAAGCATTTGATGATTACGATTATTTGAAGAAAACTGCAATTTTTTATTTCAATATAAAACCATCATTAAGTTGCTAAAACTAATTTATAAATGTAAAAGCAAACTGTGTAATTATATTTATCCAAATTAAAACTAAATTAAAACTTGTGGCAGACAATAATCTTAGATGGAATAATGGGTATGTTTGGATTGAATATACAATTTAAAAGATTAGTTATAATTTATCAATTATTTAGATATAATACAATATAAAATATAATAATGAAGTGTGGTTTATGCTGTGCTTTGGGATTGGAGAATTAAAATGGAATATACACAAGAACAGATTGACGAGATTGTAGCAAGTTCTAAAAAAGGACTTTTTTCTGAAAGTGATCTAAATCGTAAAGTTGATTCAGAGGTTGACAGACGAGTTAATAGTGGAATAGAAAAGGGTTTGGAAACTAACAGAATTAAATGGGAGGAAGATTTTAAGAAAAAGCAAACAATGACTGCTGAAGAAATTGTTAGCAAACAGCTTCGTGATGAGAAAGATGCTCTTTCAATAAAGGAAAAAGAAATAAACAAGAAATCTAATAGAATAGAAGCTAAAGATATGCTTTCTGGTGCTGGAGTTCCAAAATCACAATATGATAAAGTAATTGAAATGATGGTTAATGATGATATTGACGTTACTAAAAATAATGTTCAAACATTTATTGATACATTTTTATCTATTAAAACTGATATTGAAACTAAAATAAAAAGTGAATCTTCAAAAATTCCTGCACCAAATCAAGGCAAAACTGAGCCGATTACTAAATCTGATTTTAATAAAATGGGTTTTGCAGAGAAAGTTAATTTCAAAAAAACAAACCCAGAAACATACAAAGAATTTATGAATTAAAAACAAACAAAAAAAGGAGATAAAAAATGGCAGGTACAAATCTTGGATTCCCTTATGATGAGGAAATATTTAATTATTCTTGGAAAAACACACCAGATGTATATTTAACATCAATGATTGAGTCTGGTGCAATAGTAAATGATGCAGAAATCGCAAAGTTGATTTCAAATGGTTCTAATTTCTTCACAACACCTTATTATGACGTACTTGGTGGTGCTGAAGATGTTTACAACGGAGTAGATAGTTTTACAGCAGATACTCTTTCTGGTGGTAATTACTCTGGAGTTGTATATGGTCGTATGCATTCTTGGACAGCAAAATCTTTCATTAAGGATTTTAATTCTGGTGCAGATCCTATGAGTCAAATTGTTGCAAGCGTTGCAAAGTATTGGATTAAGAAACGTCAGACTAGATTGATTGGACTTTTAACAGCGTTGTTTGGAATTTCTGGTGATACAGATTTTGCAAAACATATTACTGATTTTTCTGGTGGTTCAGCTCAAAGTAGAAGTTTCACAGTAACTGCTGGTGCTACTACTGCATCTGATGCAACTGTAACTATTACCGCAAATGGTATGACAGGTTCTCCAAAGGCTGTAACTGTTGCATTGACAACTGGTGATGATACGGTAGATGAAGTTGCTACTAAAATTCGTACCGCTTTAGCAAATGATACTAATGTTGGTGCTTTCTTCACAATAGGTGGTACAGATGCCACAGTTACTGTTACTGTAAAAAATATTACGTCTTATGATAAAACTATGGATGTTGTATTTGCTGGTGGAACAACAGGTGCTACAGCATCTAATGACGAAGATAATACAGAAGTTACAGCAGTTACAGATGAAATGCTTATTGGAGAAACTTCAATAAATGATGCTTGTGTAAAGGCTAACGGTGATAATGCTGGAGAGTATTCTTTGGTACTGTGTCATTCCGCAGTAGCAAATAGACTATCTAATCTTCAGTTACTAAATTATCATAAATATACAGATTCTGCGGGCATTGAAAGAGATTTGCCAATTGGAACTATAAACGGTAAAACGCTTATTGTTAATGATAATGTTCCAACCGAAGCTTCCCCAATTTCTGGCAAGACTGAATATACAACATATATTCTTGGTAATGGTGCGATTGGATATGCGTCTGCCCCTGTTGATATTCCGTCTGAAGTTGATCGTGATCCTAAAACAAATGGTGGTATAGATACTCTATATACAAGAGTACGTGAATGTTTCTCGCCAAATGGATTTTCATTCAAGGGTGATGTGGAGTCAGATGTTGGTGTTCCAGATAGTGTATTGCTTGCGTCAGCTTCTTGGGAACGTAAGATGCCAGCTAAGTCAGTGTTTATGGCTAAACTTGTAACTAACGGCTAGTAATAAATTGTATATCCTATCAGATTTGAAATATAGTCTGGTAGGATTATAAAATAAAGAGGTGATTATATGAGTCAACTTTTAACCTTTAAGCTATTATTAGATACACCAGATGATGCAGATGAAGTACTACAATTTTATTTGGATAGTGCAAAAGATATTATTTGTGATATTCGTAATTCAAATGAGGTTGAAACTATTTATTTGAATGCTCAACTTAAAATAGCGGTTGAAATGTATAATAAACGTGGTGCTGAAGGAGAAACAGCTCATAATGAAAATGGTATTTCTCGTTCATATGAAACATCTGATATTTCTTCTTCATTGCTTAATCAAATAACTCCAATAGCAAAGACACCATATTCTATGACAAGAGTAGTTAATATATGAGAGATTTAAATAAAAATACTTTTACAATATGGTATATAATTCCATCTGAAAAAGAGGAAGTTATGGATGGAGAATTTCATACTGGAGAATATAAATCTGTTTTCACAGAGCCAATTAAAGCTAATATTTCAATGTACCCTTCAAATTCAAATATTACGGAAGAATTATTTGGAAAAGATTCGTCTATTGATATGATTGCAAGTTCTACTAAATTAAATTTTACAGATAATACTTTAATTTTTATGTCAAAACCAACAAGTGAATACTATACAACATATGATTATTCTATTTCTGAGATATCTAAAAGTTTAAATGTAAATACGTATGGATTAAAAAAGAGGGTTTAATATGGCTGAAAAATCATACACCCTTGATATAAATATTGGTAATTATAAGAGTATTAAAAAAGCAGAAGATATTTTTGGAAAACTTTCAAAAGAAATAGACAAAGCTATTGACGATGCATTACTTGAAACTGGAAAAGAAATTGAAAAACACGCACATAAATCATTATCAGAATATGGCATTGGTAGTGGCGAAGTAGCATCTTCTTTAGAATTGAAAACTTCAAACGAAAGCATTGAATTAATTGCAACATCAGACCACGCAGATTTTGTTGAATTTGGAACAGGTATTAAAGGAAGTGAAAATCCTCATCCAAAACCAACTGGCTGGACATATGATGTAAATAATCATGGTGATAGTGGTTGGGTTTATTGTGACGCAAATAATAATTTTCATTGGACAGCTGGTACAGAATCAAGACCATTTATGTATAAAAGTTGGAGATATGGCAGTAGTATTATTGGTAGTAAAGTAACAAAACATTTAAACATATTAATGAAAGGTGCTGGGTTATGATTGTAAACATTACAAACGAAATTTTTAATGCTATTTATAATGCTTGTCCAACTGCAAAAGTTGTAAAAGGTAACCCAAATATTGCACCATCATTTCCTTGTGTAACATTTAATGAAATGATTAATGTTTTAAACGATGCATCGGTTGATACAGTTGGAGAATTTGCGAATGACATAACTTTTGAAATAAATATTTTTTCAAATAGTGAAACTCCAATTTCTGAATGTAATTCTTTCAAACAAAAAATTGATGATGTAATGTCTGGTACGTATAGAATGCAACGAAGTTTTTCAGAAAATGTACCAAATTATGAAGATAAAAGTATTTATAGATATATATTAAGATATCAATGCGTGGTAGATAAAAATAACAAACTTTATAGGAGGTAACAAATGGCAATTTTAACAGCTAATACGACACTTATGTATAAAACAACAGATCTTGCTGAATATGCGAAACTTGTTGATATTACAGATTATCCAGATATGGGTAGTGCACCATCAAAAATTGAAACAACTACCTTATCTGCAACTAAATTTAAAACAAATATTTTGGGATTGATGGATGCACCAGATTTGACGTTTGGAGCAAATTATGATAAGACAGTTCTTGCTACAATAGACGCTCTTTTAGGATCTACTGTGTTTTTTCAGTTACAATTTGGCACAGCTGGTGCAGACGGAATATTCACTTGGCAAGGTGGAGTTCAAGCATACACAATGGGTGGAGCAGTAGATGAACTTCGCACAATGAGTGTAGTTTGTTCTGCCGAAACAGAAATAGTAGTATCGTAATTATAAGGAGGATATAAAATGGAAATAGTAATTAAAGGTGTTACTTACACACCAAAATACACATTCAATTCGTTTAAATATATGGAAGATTTGAATTTTGCAGATTTGCAAAATATTGAAAAAAATCCGTTTAAGCTTATTCCGTTTCTTGAAACATTAGTTCTTGGTGCTGTTAACAGTAATCCTAACAATGTAGTTTCAAAAGAAGATGTGGAAGAATTTTTAAATGAATATATTGAAACTTCACCTATAAATGAAATAATTGAAGAATTAATAAATCTTTTACAGGATAGCAATTTTTTCAAGTCACTCCAGAAGAAACCGACAAAGAAAATAAAGAAATAACTGCCACTTCTGGCTGTGGAAATAATATAAAACCTATGATAGAAGCCATAGAAAATGACATACTTCCAAATGCCTTAATGATTGGAGTTGATTATGATTTATTTTGGACATTAAATCCTAAATCATTATTTCCTTTCACTAAGGCATTTTCTTTAAAGAGGGAGTATGACGATTATAAACTATGGACAGCAGGATTATATATTCGTTCGGCAGTAGCATCTGTATTAAATAAATCGGCAAAATATCCACAAAAACCAATTGGTGTTAGTTCTAATAATGAATGTGATATGAAAACTATAAAAGAACGATTTTTACGGCAAGCAAATAAAATAAATATACAATTTAGAAAGGAGAATAACTAAATTTGGATATTTTTGTTAATTTAAAAAGTAGTGCAAACAGTGCAAAAAAGGCAATAGAAGGAGCTTCAAATGCAACAAAAAACCTTGGTAAAAATACTCAAACAGCAAATAGTGGAGCATTAAAGTTTTTTTCATCATTAAAGAAAACAAATAAACAATTTACAAATATAACTAAAGATGTAAATAGAGCATCAAGTTCATTGACAGGATTTGGAAAAGCATTTACAACAGCAATTCCATTAATTGGTATATATAAAATTGTAAATGCCTTAAAAACAGCAATACAATCTGCAATGGATATGATTGAAACACAGAATTTATTTAATGTTGCACTTGGTGATTCAGCTAATTCTGCAACTGATTTTTTAACTAAAATGAGTAATGCTAGTGGTATGGATATAACCAATTTAAAAAGTGCAACTGGTACGTTTGCTCTTTTGGCAAGGTCAATGGGGTTTAGTTCTGAACAAGCCGAAACATTATCAACAACATCAAGCCAATTAGCGTTAGACTTAGCATCTCTTGTAAATATTCCAATAACACAAGCATTAGGAGATATTAAATCTGGACTTATTGGGCAAACAGAAACAATGTATAAGTATGGTGTTGACCTTACTGAAGCTACTTTAAAGCAAGAAGCATTATCAGAAGGAATATCGAAATCAGTTAGATTAATGACACAAGGTGAAAAAATGGGGTTGCGGTATAATCTTATGATTAAGCAAACCGCATTATCACATGGTGACTTTGCAAGAACTATAGAGCAACCAGCAAACCAAATGAAAATTCTTTCTGAAAGATTTGTAACTGCTGGAAGGGCAATTGGTACTATATTTATACCAGCCTTAACTGTTATTTTACCAATAGCAAACGCAATATTGATTGTTATTACAAAGTTAGCAAATTCAATCGCTACATTATTTGGATATACTCCACCAGAACAACCAGCAGTTAACGGAATTGGAGCTATCTCTGAAGATGCTGATTCTGCTAGTGATTCTATTAACGGAACAACATCTGCTTTAAAAGAGTTAAAAAATGAATCACTTGGTTTTGATGAACTTAATACAATATCATCTGATGATTCTACTTCAAGTGGTTCTGGCACTACTGACAGTGGTGCTTCTGGTGGTAGTGGAATAGGTGCTATAGATTTGGCAACATATGATAGTGGTATGTCAAACGTAGTTTCAAAAGCTGATATATATGCTACAGAAATACAAGAAGCGTTTACCAAAAAAGACTGGAGTACCATAGGTTTTGTAATCGCAAACGGAATAAATTCATTCACAGATAATGTAAATGAAAGTACCATTTTTAAAAAAATATCTAATATGGGAAATACGTTTAACACTGCGTTTGGAACTATATTAAACACAGCTATATCAAATATAAAATGGACAAGTTTAGGTCTACTGTTTGGTAATGGAATAAACACTATTGTAAGCTTTAGTTTGGGACTTATAAAATCTATAAATTTTGTTAATATTGGTTCTGCACTTGCAAATTTTTTAAATGGGGCATTGTTAAGTATTAATTTTTCAAATCTTGGAGCATTATTTGTATCTCGATTCACAATTATTATTGATTTATTATATGGATTTGTAACTAATTTTGATTTTACAAGATTAGGAACTGCAATTTCAGATTTTATAAACGGAGCAATTGATGCTATTGATTTTGAAAAAGTAGGAAATACAATATCAACCGCTGTGTTAGGATTACTTGATACAGTAGGTATAGCACTTAAAAATATTAAATGGGAAGAAATAGGAAATGATATTGAAACTTTATTAATTTCTATTGATTGGAATTTAATAATATATAAATTAGCACAAGTAATAGGATATGCTCTTGGTGGAATAGCAAAATTATTATGGGGAGTAATAGATGATGCTGTTAATGGAATAATAACATATTTTAGTGATACGATTAAGGCAAATGGCGGTTATGTTGTATTGGGCTTACTTTATGGTATGTTAAATGCGTTAGTAAATATAGCTACTTGGTTATCAACTAATATCATTGAGCCTATAGTTAACAGCATTAAAGATTTATTTGGAATACAAGCATCAGAACCATCAACTGTATTTTCTGGAATAGGAACGTCTTTAATTGATGGACTATTGGGTGGAATTACTGAAACTTGGGATAAAATTACAACTTATTTCTCAACAGTATGGGACACAACAAAAACCACATTTGAAACTGGTTGGGAAACTATTAAAGAAAGTGCGTCTAAGTTATCAGAATGGTTTTCGTTAAACGTAACAGATCCAATAGAAAATCTTTTTAAAACAATGGTTAATTCTGTAATTAGTTTTTTTGAAACTTTGTTAAACGGAGTTATAAGAGGATTAAATAAATTTATAGGTAAAGTAAATGTTTTACTTTCAAAAATTGATTCTGTATCAGATAAACTTGGCTTTGACATACATCTATCAATAGGAGAAATAAGTGAGGTATCTTTACCACGTTTAGCAACTGGTGGTATTTTACAAAGAGGGCAAATGTTTGAAGCTGGGGAAAATGGAAAATCAGAAATGCTTGGAAATTACAAGGGTAAAACTACCGTTATGCCATTGGAAAACACAGATTTTGTATCAGCTATGTATGATGCTGTGTCAAATGCTATTTCTAATAATCAATCCTCTAACGAACAAATTATAGAAAATGTAATGACACTTGATGGAGATGTTATTTATCGTAATCAGCAGAAAGTATCTAAAAAACGTGGGCATGACTTTGGATTGGGGGCATTTGCAAGATGAGTGTAACAAATGGATTTTTTTCTATAAATGGAACAGTTCTGCCTTATCCATCTCGTGGACTTAAAATATCCAGAGAACAATTTGTAGATAGTAAGCGTAATGCTCTTGGAGAAGTAATAGCACAAAAGATAAATCGTAGAATTGCAAAATGGGATAATGTAGAATGGGCACATCTTACCGCAACACAATGGCGAGAAATACAAACTGAAATTGAAAAGTTTGAAGGTGTACTTACCGTTTGGGATAATTTATCTGGAACTTTTAAAGATATAAAAGTATATTGGGGAAATGAAGATGCAGAAGTTTATAAAATAAATCCTTTAACAGGTGAAGTTTTAGAATATGTCAATTGTACGTGTAATATTATAGATATGGGATATTAAATCCAAATAATTTCCTATTAGTAACGAATAATTTTTAACTAAAAAAGGTATAATATATAGTACGATTATTAATTACTAATAGGAATATTTTATAAGAAAGGTGTTTATAAATGCAAACTGTATCAACTGAATACACTACACAAATTAAACAAAATATAAGAAATCCTTCCTATATTAAAATACTATTTAAAATAACAGATCCAGATGCAGTAGATGATAGTATAACATCAGATAATAGTAGTATGTATTGGTCGGATAGTTCAAACATAACGAGCGGATTAGACGTTACAGAACACTACTCAACTCTTGAACATAATATTACTATTTTAGATGAAGCGTCAAGGTTGCCCATTCCAACTGGTGAAACTCAAATTTATCAAGGATATGTTGGAAACGAAATAAGTGATAGTGATGGATATTGGGCAACAAATCCAACAATAAGTGTAAATTTTAGCACAACGTATTTCCAATTTGCTGGATTAGCATTAAAATTTGATAGTATTCGTGGTGATTTTCCAAAACAGTTTAATATAAAAGTATACAAAGATGATGTTCTTGTTCAAACAATTTCTTGCACTCCAACTAATTATGACTTTGGAATTGAAGATGCGATAGTTGAATGCAACAGAATTGATTTTGAAGCAGTTCAAAGTTCTATTCCATATCGCAGGTTTAGAATTGATGAGCTTTTTCTTGGAATAAAAAGGTATTTTACAGAAACAAATGTTGAAAAAACAAGTTTTAAACATACAATTGATTTAATAAATTCAAAACTTCCAATATATGAATTTGATTTTTCTGTTATTGATAAAGAACGTGAATATGATCCAGAAAGTACAACTGGTTTATATAGTTATATTGATGCCAAACAAGAATGCTCTGCTGAAATTGGATATGAATTAAACGATGGTACAATTGAATGGGTTTCGTTATCAAACTCATTTACTGACGGTGAAGCAACAGTAAACGCATCCGCAACTATACCCATTATTAGTTTTAAAACAAAATCTGCATTATCGTTTTTAATAGATGATTATAATAAAGGATTATATTACCCAGCTGGAAGAACATTATACCAATTAGCCGAAGATGTTTTATTGGATTCTTCTATACCGCTAGATGATAGTGGTAATAATCGTTGGTATATAGACACAATTTTACAAAATTATACAACTACAGTTCCTTTAGACAAAAATAATAAAAATATACTTCTTCAACAAATAGCAAATGCTGGAAGATGTGTACTTGATATAGACCGCAACGGATATATAACAATATCACAAAAAAATGATACACTACAAGATTTCACATTTAATTTAAAAGATATGGAAGCATCACCACCAGAAATTTCTAAATATCCAGTATTGCAAGGTGTTGATACTAGCTATAATACCGTAAGTGTATCATCTACTACTGAAGAAATTGGAACATATGATATAATAGATGCATCGTCTACAATATATAGTTTTAATTATGATATGGCTACAGATATAAGTTCTACAGCTGGAACAGGATTATCAATAGAAGGAACTCCAGTTTTTTACGCACAAACTTGTTATATTACTTTAAATGGAACTGGTAAATTGATAATTAGTGGTAAAAAAATAACTATAAATGAAACATCAGTTTCTTTAGAAGTAAATAGCACAGGTGAAAGATGTCCAATTACAAATTCGCTTATAAATACGTATTCAATGGCTATAGATTATGCGGTTTGGGTTTCAAATTATATACAACGAAGAAGTGAATATAGTTTTAAAGATAGAGGATTTCCAGAGTTAGATACTGGAGATAGCATTGGATTAGATACATTATATACAGACGATATCGAAGCTGATATTATTTCAAGTACAATCTCTTTTAATGGTACTATTTCTGGAAACACAACTGTATTAAAGAAATAAGGTGAATAAATGAGTTGGGAATTACCAATATATGATAGAACAATAGAAGATGTTGAATTTGCTAAAAATAATCAAGAAAATTTAGAAAGTTTTAAAGGTGCATTAAATGTATCAGACTTAAATAGAATCGAAAATAATACTGTCTATTTGTATAATATTTTAATAGAACAAGGATATACAGTTTCTATCACCGAATATTCTGGATGGAAAATGGAAGATATATTTTATCCAACAGATATAGATAGAATAAGGCAAAATGTAATAAATCTTGTAGATAGTTATTCTAAATTAGAATCAACTCCAACAATAGAATTGGGAAATTATTATTTAGGAATAATAGATATAAATGATATAGAAAATGTATTATATGATGTTAATTTACTTTTAGAAAGTATGATTGCTTCATTTAGACATTGTGGAAGTGCTATAAGTGGACAAGGGGGATTGATATTATGACGAATAGAGTAAGCACAGAAATATTATCCAATGGTGCTGTTAGATACGGAATATATAACGCAGATGGCACGTTAAATCGTTATGAGTATATAAAGGCAGAGGATGAGCCAACAGAGGTAGGCACAGAGTTAAATAAGGCTAACTTGCTTGATGATACCACAGCAGAATTATATGGATTAGATGATACAGAGGGCAAAGAAAAGACACCGAATAGAGCGTTTGCAGAAGCTCAAAATATATTTAAAAGTGTGCCGAAAATTGCAAAGGTTGGAGATATTGTGCATAGTGCAAGAGCTGATTTCTTGGCATTAGTCGCAAGTGATGGAAGTAAACCTTTCATCGAAGCAAATGGACAGCTTTTATCTGTAACACAGGTGCCAGAACTTGCCGAAGTAATGTCATCAGTATCACCTACAACATTTGCTCAAACAAGTTTTACAAGCGGATATGCAGATGCAATTTGTAAAGCTCAAAACGGAAAATATTATGCAGTATCTTATGGTGGGGTATTTGAAAGTGAGGATATGTATACTTGGAATCAAGTTAAAACAACCGCTGAAATATCTAATATGCAAGCAAAAGATATTATAAGCATGTCAGATGGTACGATTGTGATGTGTGGAAACAATGGGATTATAACAACATACGATTATTTTACAAGTATAATAAAATCACCCCATACAATATATGGTTATTGTTTGTTGGAGGACAATGACGGTAATTTGCTTGTAGGTACAAACAGCAGTGGAATTAAATATTCTACAGATAAAGGAATGACATTTGCAACGGCATTTAGTCCATCAAATGGAACATTTAAGCGTATTGTGAAGTATGGTAGCGGTTATATGGCTGTATGCGACGAAACATTAATTGGTACTTGGTATGGAACTAACAGTATAACGTGGAGTTGGATAAATCAAAATAGTGCATATGCTTTTTCTGACGTTGTTGTCATAGGTGATTACTTATATGCAGTAGGGGATACAAATGGTCAACTTGCAAGCATATGCAAAGGAACGGTTAATGATGCAAACAATCCTACATCTATAAGTTGGTTATCACTTGGAAACAATAATAATTATTATATGACACATATTTCCGCATCAAATGACGGAACATTCTATATTTCATCAAAAGGGGGATATGGAAGTTATATATATTATAGTGGAGGATATGCGTCCGTAGCAGAAATCGGAAGCAATCAAATGGGAAAAGCATTTATAGATGATGAAAAATATGTTTTTTGGGGAGGGGAATACAATATTTCTAACTGTGGAATTTTTATAGGCTCACCCCAAATAGAGCTACCGAATTATTATACTTTACTTACTGGCAAGCACTACATCAAAGTAAAGGAGTATTAAATGAGATATTTTATAAAATTTAATGATATTATGAAACCTCTTGCTTACATGATGTATGAAAATGAGGTATCTTTTATGACTGAGGTTACAAAAGAAGAATATTATCAAATTAGGCAAGAAAACGGAATCGTTGAATCAATACCAGAACAAATGCCAACAGAAGCAGATCGTATGTCAGACATCGAAACTCTACTTGCTGATATGATAGGCGGTGCGCTATGACACTAAAAATGCGGATACTTATACGAGGGATTGAGAACAAAATTTCAAATGGCGAGTTGCTCGAAGATATCCTTGAAAGTTATATAAATCTAACAGATGAAGAAAAAGAGGTGATAAGAAGTGAATTTACTTTCTGAAAATAAACGCTTTTTAGATTTTCTCGGTGTATCTAAATTTCACGATGCTGGGTATTTTGGAGAACGTGGACTAACTGCAACAGGCGAAACGTGGGATTTGAAAGACTATGACGATGAATTTATTATAAAACCTTACGATTTATCAGAAAACGGAAAACACGCAATAGAAACTGCCAAAACATTCCGTCAGATTGCTCCACAATGCAAGCTTGTGCAGTTACCGTATATTGATTTAATCGGCAAATGTATACCTGTAATTAAAGATATGGGTATCAGTGTAATGTTTACATCTTGGAGTGGCAAATATAATAATGCAAATTGGGATAAGGCTCTTGATGATATTAATATTTTTTACTGCATGAGTTCGGGAAACGATAACGAAACCGAATATAATCACTATCTGGAAAACAAAAACATATATGGTGTTGGGGCGTATTACTTAAAGTATCCCTCTAACGAAGCGATTATGGCGAAGTATTCAAGCGCAACAGAATATGTTGATTTTTCAGCACCAACTTTAATTAATGTTCCAATCGGAAATGACTGTTATCCTTTTAGCGGTACAAGTTGCTCGTGTCCTGTTTTAGCTGGTATGTGTGCTTTAGTCAATGACTTTTTTATTGACAAGACAGGCAAGCCTTTAAGTCGCAAAATGATGTATCAGTTTTTAAAAGATTATAGCGTTGATATTTATACAGAAGGTAAGGACACTAAAAGTGGTTGGGGTGCGGTGAGGTTGCCTGATCCTAAAGACATTGACATTAAAAAATATGCGGAGGTAATGACAGTGGAGTACAAAGACAAGTCGGACATATCAAGCTGGGCGTTATCAGCGGTTGAGAACTGCTATAACAGCGGTATTATGGCAGGAGATGCAAACGGCAATTTTAACCCACAAAAACCAATAACAAGGGAAGAAATTGCGATTATCGCAGACAGAATTATTAAAATAATAAAGAGGTAAAAATAATGTCGAATTTAATGAGATTAATCAACGTCAAGTCAATCGTTACTCTGCTATTAACAGCGGTATTTGCGTTTTTAGCTTGCACATCTAAAATTACAGGTCAAGAGTTTTTAACAATATTTACAGTAATCATTGCATTTTACTTTGGAACTCAATCACAAAAAAATGCAATAGCATCAACAGACAAAACAGGTGAATAAATGTGAATACTTTAATTGCTGACAAAACCAATTATGGAAATAAAAGAAGTTTAGAAGA